GGGAAGGTTACGTCAGCAGAGTTTGTTGAAACTCCGTTAGATGGTGCTCCAAAGGTAACTGCTGTTCTAGCGTAAGCAGTACCAGATGTGCTAACTTCTGTGCCTGTGTCTGCGTCTGTTGGGTCTGTTGTATATAATGCTACATATACTGTTGTTGGTGATGTGTACGATGTGTTGCGTAGAGTTGCATTTATAAGTGCGTTCTCTAAATAATTACTCATTTCTGCCATGATATTTTCCTATGCTAATGTTATTGTTAAAGGACTGCTTCCATACTCACTAGAATCATCTGACGTTGATAAAGCTATTACACCTCTATCATAAAGAGAAGCCCAAGTTTGTAATCTTGCGTCATTTAGTAAGTAAGGTTCTGCTTCACCTAATGCACCATAAAGAAGTAGGTCTGGGCAAGTAGCTAAAAATACATTAGAAGGAACAGATGAGCTTAGTTCTGGGGGTGCTGCGTAATACAACATAGAAAGTGTATAAGCACTATCAGGTACAGGTGCAAAAACAAACTCTGATGCTAGTACTGAATATTTAGAAGGTTTACCTGACTCTGTTGTTCTAGCGTTAGCGTAAAAGTTACTAGGACTTAAATACTCTATAGGTGTTACAGGATTAGTAGATACATGTAAATCACGCATAGATAAGAAATCACTAGGTAATCCTACAGTAGCATCTGCTGCTGTTGTAGTAGCTGTTACAACTTTAAGCATTTGTCTAATACGCAAATCTCTTTTAAGTCTTTTTTCTGCTAAAGCAATAAAGTCTGGGATTTGTGTTGTTAAGTCTGTACGAGCCAAGTAATCAGCTACAGATGCTTTTAGTTCTGTGTATGTTGTAAATGCCATTATACTGTGCCTTCTCGTGTGCGAAACACTCTGTTATCTGGGTCATTAAGAAATTTTCTAAAGCCTTTTTGGTCTATGACATGGAAGCCACGCATAATACCTTTTTTGTTTAATTCGTCAAAGACAGTCATAGGAATACTTGCTATCTTGTTATCAAATATATCATCACCCCAACGAGTGCGTTTATCTGTATATTTGCGTTGATTGTGATTGTCCTCAATAATATCTGTAATGTCTTGTCTAGTTTCAATTACTAAACCATCATCAGTATCATGAGCAATGTTTGTTCTAAATGTTGTAGGTTGCATATTAAAATGTCACTATAAAAAGAATGACAGAGGTGTAAGCATAACCTACAACCTCTGCACTCAATAACGGAATAAATTCCATTAAGTTATAACTACTCTGCTAAGTCAGCAATGATTGCGTGAGCAGCTTGGTTCTTAACTTCTAATGTATATTCTACTAAAAGTTGAGTTACATCTGCGTCACCAGATTTAGCCAATTCATTTGTTTGGAATGGGCGTAAATATGCAACTGCTGCGTACTCTGGATCAAGAACAAATGCTTGTTCACCACTGTCACCAGAATCTGCAGTCATGAATCTGTTAGGAACAACAGATAATGTACCGAAGTCTGATAAGTAAATATCAGCAGCACCGATGATTGTTGTAGCTTTGTTTGACGGAGCCATGTAGCGTTGAGCTGCAACACCTGTAAATGCAGATACATTTACTTTTTGTGTTGGAGTTGTCATAAGAATAGTTGGAGTACCACCATTCGTATATGCAGATTTAACTGCATTTTTAAGCATTGTTTCTGTGAAAGCTGCGTCTGTACCAGATACACGAGCTGTAGTGCCTAATGAACCAGCAGTACCGTTAGTGCCACCAACGTAGTTAGAATTTAACCAAGTTTGTAGACCACCAAGTGTACGAGCTGTAGTAGCATTACCTGCTGATGCAACTGTGTTGTTTAAAAGTGCTTTTTCCATATCACGTTTAAGTTCAGAAGAAACTTTAGCTAATTGGTAAGCCTTTTCAGATTTACGACCAGCTTTGTTAATTGCTTCCATAGTGCCAGAAATCTTAATTGTCTTTTCAGAAATTTGAGTTCTGTTACCTACTCGTGTTGTTGGAGTTACTGTAATGTCAGAAGCTGCTGCACCTTCAACTACAGCGTTAGCTGCTGCTGCTGCAAGTGAGTCAGTTTGCCATTCGTGATATGTTGCTGTTGCCTTTGTTTTACCAACAGAACTCATAAATGGAGTTTCTGTAGGTGAGATGTTGTAAATAACATCGCTTAAATCTTCTCTATTACCAATAGAGGTATAGGTTTGATACGTTGCCATGATTTTTCCTTATTCTAAAAATTGTTCAAATAAAGCTGCGGCATCTCGGACTTTTCCTGTTTGTCGCAACTGCTGTGATTGTTTCTTTATCGTTTCATTGTTATTTGCTTTTGTATTAGCAGAACCAGCCTTCAGCATTTTAGGTGCTTCATTGACTTTTTTGGTTACTGATGGCTTTGACTTTTGTAATTTGTCATACATCATAGCCTTATGCAAAGTAACAACGTGCCTAGAGTCATAGACTTGAGATAACTCTTCGTCTGTAAAACCAAGCGTTTTGCCATAGTTGCGAATTTCCTTACGGACTGTTTCGCCTTTAGCAGGGTCTGAAAACTCTGGTAGGATTGCAGTTAGCTTTTGTGCTTCTTGAGCAACTCTTTGTTGCATGGCTTGAGCTTGTTCAGATTGTTGGATTTGTCCAATTCTGTACTGCTCGGCTCTTATAGCATTAAGTTGGTCTTTCTTTTCAGAAAGTTCAGCCACTTTAACAGCATATCCGATAGGGTCGTTTTCCTTTAGGTAAGATAAATCTTCCTGTGGCGTCTGTGCAGTTATAAATTGCTCTATAGCTTGCAGACGTTGAGCATATGTGTCTCTCGCATACTTGGCTTCTTCTATTGCTGCACGTTCAGCATCATTAGCCTTACGTTGTTCAGCAACTTCAGTAGTCTTTTTAGTGTAGTCAGCACCAAGTTGATAACCTTTAACTAATTCATCAAGGGTAACTTCCTTTTCTTCGCCAGCAGCTTTTACCTTGTAGCGAGGTTGTTCCTCTTCTTCAGTTTCATCATCTTCTTGTTCTTCAGAATCATCTTCAGCTTCAACTTCTTCAGTTTCTTCTGTTTGTGGCTCTGCTTCTTGAGCCTCTGCTTCTACTTGTTCTTGAACTTCACCTTCTGATTGCTCCTTAGAGTTCGCTGGTGTATTCATTAAACCTTCAAATGCATTGGCTGCTGTACTTACTGTAAGCTCGCCATTCCCATTTTCTGGGGTCATGGTAGTTTCACTCATTTAATTTTCCTATGTTTCCACTAGGGGTGGTTACCCATTTTAGATATTTCTAAAATATTTTCCACGACTTACTTTTAATGTCGCCAGTTTTAGCGATTGATTCTAAGTGAGCCATGAGTTCGTTGTAACAAGCTATACGTTGATATGCTTGCTCTCTAATGTCTTGTTCTTGATCTTGTGAGTATATAATTTTGTCAAGGTGTTGAGCCTTTAACTCTTCCATAACATCAAGAAAATATTTGTCCTGTAATAACGCTTTTATTGAGTCTATTTTATTTTGCATTATTGTCCTGTTTGGGCTTTGTTAAACTTTTCTAGTGAATCTATAATTGTTTTAGTTTGTGAGTTGCGAGTTACCTCTGATTGATTAGCAGCTTCAGATTGAATCTTAAATGATTGCATTTGTAATTCTAATTGCTTACGAGCATTATCTAATTCCATTTGTTGCTTCTCTAACTCAAGTTTAGCCATCTCAGTTTGTTGTCTAAGTTGTGCTTTTTCACGTTCAACTTGAGCCAAGATTTCAGCTGCCCTAGTATTTGGATCAGCTTTTTCTTGTGATGCTTGTTGCATAACTTGCTGTTCAATCTCTGGAGTAATCTCATTCATGAATGCTGTAGCATCTTTGAACCCAGCCATGTGTACAAACTTAGCTAATGTATCTCTGTATTGTTTAATTGAGATTAGTGGATTGTTTACACCATAGGCCTGTAAGATTTGTTCTTGCTTACCTAAGATCATTTGCATAGTAGCAAGTTGTTCTTGACGTGATCCAGTACCTAAGCCTACGTTAATAGTTACATTGTATTCTGTATCCCATTCACGAGGATTGAAAGGTACAAACTTACCATTAATACGAAGCGTTCTTACTGTGTCTTGATACTTGCATAGTAGTTGTAAGATACCTTTGAATAGTGATTTAACACCTGTTTCTGCAAAGATACGAGCAATTAATTCTAACTTACCATAAGATGCATTAGACATTGTAGCTACTGCTGCAGCTGTAACGTTTTGCAATACATCTGGACTTAAACCTTGTTGAGCATCACTAACACCTGTGCGTTTAGCTTGAACTGAATCTAAGTACTCTAGCATTGGGAATGATTGTGCTGCATTTGATTGCACCACTAATGGAACAATTGCACCTGCATTCTTAACACGAATAACACCGCCTGCTGTAGATGTTAATAAGTCATCTAAGTTTACTTGGCCTTCAACTGCTGCAATGCGTGAGTTGTTAGTTAAGTATAGATTATCTAACATCTGACGAGTTACAGTAGACTTAATTAATTGAATGTCTAGTGTACGATCAGCTAGTGATTGGCCATAGAATTTATGTGGAATTGGTATTGGGCAGATAGAATGGAATGGTACATAGTCACAATCCATATCTTCTAAAATCTCATTAGATGCATATACAATTCTTCTTAGTTCTGCAATGCCATCTTCATTGTAATCTACTTGGATGTAACACTCGTACACCTCTACTAGTTCCATAGAAGTATCTTGAGATCCTATGCTGTTAGGTTGTTCACCTCTAGTATAACGAGCAATTCTTTCTGGGCTAAACTCTAATGTATCGCCAGACGCTAATGACTCTACCATGTCTTTATCAAAACCCATCGCCACTAGTTCAGAACGAGTAAGCATTCTACGATGTGCTACGAATGGTGAATCTTGAATTGTCTTAGCACGCTTAGATATTAAGAACTCTTCTGGAGGAACATTTTCTACAACAATATTACCTTTGTTCTTAGTGCGTTTTAATGTAACGTTGTTTGATTTGCTGTATGTTGTTTCACCAGTCATCTCATCAACTGTTGACTCTTCAATGATTTCTTGTGATGCAAGTTCTACTTCTGGATCTTGCATGATCATCATTAGCTCATCATCTGATAGGCCTTCATACTTTTCTTTTGTAACATCTGTATTGTCATTCCAGTAAGCCTTAACTACACCAGTCTTTTGTAGTAACGCATCTTTAAACCAGTTATGTAGGATTAAGAATCCATCGTTATCTTTATAGAATACATGATTAACTAATTGTGTGGCCTGCTCAGCATTTTGTTCATCGCCTTCTTTAGCTGGTGCAAACTCAACTACGTTATCACTAGAAGTAAATACACGAATAAGTTGTGGCAATGCACCATCAACTGCTTCTGCAACTTCACCTGTAACAATTGTAGACTTACCCTCAACTTCGTTACCATATGGTTCACGCAAGTAATATTCAAGGGCTTGTTGACGTTCATCTGTGGTATCTGTTTCTAGATAACCTAATGAGTCATCTATCTCAGCCTCAATAATCGTCTTTAATTTGTTAATATCAATCATCTATACAATCCATTTATTATTAATGTTGAGAGGTTGACCCCAATCAGAGCCACTTTCATCTAAGCCTACAGCGAGATATCTAAAGGAATCGCTAGAATGACTGCACCAGTCGTGTAGTGGTGTGTCAAAGAATACGTTACGTTTCTCATCGTATGTTCTACGATAGTTTCGTAATGCATCTATACCTTGCTTAACGTCTTTATCAAACCAGCATCTAGGAAGTAATCTGCGTACTGCTTGAATTCCATCTGCAACTGGTAGTTTCTTTACTACTGTAATCTCTAGTCCTGCTTCTTGTAACATCTCTTTACGAGATTTACCTGTACCTAATTCTCTTACCTCTACATCATGAGGTAACAACTGTACAGCATTAACCCAACCATTATCACGCAACCAAGCAACATAAGTGTCCAATCCTTGTCCATGATTTTCATAGAAATCTACAAGTCTTATTTCCTTACCTACTACCTGTGCTACCCAAATTGCTGTGCTATCTGATATACCTAAGTCCCATGCACAATATGTTTTTGCTAGTTCTTCTCTAGGTATAGTTGTTATCTTGTTATTCTTTTCTAAATCATTAATGATCTGGCCATAGTACGAACCTTCTACCGCTGCATTAAATGAGCATTCAAACTCTTGGTTATACTTATCTTCACCCATCTCATTTTTAGCTGAAGATAATTCATTTGCATCTATCAAATGTGTTTGTGATGCTTTAAACTCTAACAGCTTCCATTGATCGTCAGCCTTGTCAGCACGATCTCTTAAATCTTTAAAATGGTTGTTCCCTTTAGGTGTACCAATAAACATTGCCCAACCTAAACGATCAGATAATGCTGGTCGTACAACTTCACTAAATATAACAGGATTAATATCGCCTATCTCATCAATCACTACACCGTCTAAATATATACCTCGTAATGCGTCAGGATTATCTGCTCCGTATAATGAAATACGTCTGCCCATGAAGTCAACTCTTAACTCTGCTATGTTAGCAATAGCACCTAGTGGCCTTGTATAGTTAAGTAAGTAATCCCATGCAATACGTTTACATTGTGAGTACGTTGGAGCAATGTATGCAAATCTTGGATTAGGTTTATCACACAGTAGCGATGAATGTATCAACTGGTTTATGGCTGATACCGTCTTGCCCATACGTCTATGAGCTACCACTACTGTGAACCTGTTGTCCTTCACCATTTGGTGAATCAACTTCTGTGGTTCTCTGGGACGATACCCAGTATCTAGAACGTCATTCAATTCCTGTAACAATTTTTATCTCAATAGGCTGATCAGAGTCACCAGTTAGTTTGTTCTCTTGTAATGCCTTGCCATCAAGTCTATCACCTAGCTCTTTAATGGCTGCCATGTCACCTTCAGATGCTTTTATAAGCAATGCTTCTGCAATTTGTCTTAGACGTTGAGAGTCATCTTGAACAACTGCTCTACGAATTGTTTCCGCCCATAACCTATTGGATTTAATAGAGTTTTTATTTCCTAGCGGTGCACCGACTTTGTTGTTTGTTTCTTCCATGTTGTAACTCCATTGCTGGGTCATTACCTTAGTTGTTTAATGTTTACCACTTTACCTTGTTAGCCCAGTAAGCTGCACTCATCTTACCTTTAGCTATATTATCAGAATGTCTTGCCTTAAATGACTTAGATCTTGCAGTATCTTTTTTATCACCACTAACACCTTGTTGACCAAAGCGTATAAGTTTTTCTTTATCACCTACCTTTGCCAGTACTGCATGGCTTTTAGTAGGATGGTCTGGAGTTCTCTTAGGTTTATTAACACCAGAGAATGTTTCTTTACCCTTCTTGATCATTTTTTCTTCTTAGCTGTTTTTGCTGCGTCCCTAAAGTCTTTTGCTGTGGGAGCTTTGCTAGACCCTACCTTGTTCATCTTCTCACCAGAGCCCGCCTTGATCCTAGCCTTTTTTGCTGCGATGTTGGCATAAAGTCCAATTTTAGTAGCCACTTTTCATGCCTTTCTTTGCAGGTTTAGCAACCATCTTTTTACCTGTTTTTTTAGCTTCTTTTTTTGCAGCTGCAACACCAGCTTTTGTATAACTGAATTTTTTACCATTAACGTTTGGCATTGTTTTTCCTTATCTAGTTAGCATTCTTAAAATTGCATTTAAATCCATACCTTGTGGCATCATTGGCATTGCATTTCGCATAGACATACCACCAGCATAAGGAGGAATGTTTTGCATAGTATTAGCTTGTGGATTATATCCTCTTAGGAAGTCTACATCTGATGGAGTACCTTGTGTATAAACATCACCCATCTGTCTTGCTCTTGACATTTCATCCATCTGGGCTTTCATTTGTGCAAACCTTAATGCAGCTAATTCGGCCTCAGTCATAGTGCCTGTAGGTGATTTACCACCAGATCCACCTAACAATCCTGAAAATCTATCCATAATATATCCTTATTTTTTCTTTTTCTTGCTCATGCCTGCTTCGCTTAAAGCGATTGCAATACCTTGAGCTTTAGATTTAACTACCTTGCCACCCTTACCAGAATGAAGTGTACCAGCCTTATACTCACCCATAACTTTTGCTACTTTTTTCATCTTGCCTGCTTTTGATGTTGGCTTCTTCATTAGGAATCCTTAATTTAAAATGCGTTAGGTTAGTACAGTCTGGACAAATATCATAACCTGTAGTGTCAAACGGTTGACCACAATCAGAACATAGAGATACTTGCATACACTTTACTTAAAAAAATGCCCACAGAACGTGGGCTAATAAACAACGGAGGTTATTGAGCATAAAAGTAATAGATACAATTATCCCAACCCCCAGATTATACCACCAAACGTTACCGCTGTCAAGTTCTAACTAGGTATTCTTCTACTTGATATAGTTAAAAGATTATCTAATGCTATGTTCATGTGGTAGTCTTGCAACACCTCTGCCTTTGATCCAAGATACTTGTGATACACCGCATTCTGTTGCCTCTCTGGCAATGAATGAATGATGGCATCAATAGTCCTAACGTGATCAGATGTCATAGATTCGTATAGCTCATCAAACGAAGTACTTGTGCCACCACCATACATACCAGATGACTTAGTTGGATACCCAAGCTGTTTTGATGTACTCTGTTTCATATAAACTGACCATGCCTTTAACAAATCAAGTAAATGATCCATTGTCATTTAGATAATTCCTTCTCAATTAATCTTGCAAATAGAAATACTTTATCAATAGTTGACAGGCCACCTAAACTTCCAATGCTGGCCTTAAATGCTTTTAATATTTGTTCGTCTGTTAATGGATTCATACTAGTCCTCTAAATAATATAATGCACTTGCGTTAAAACTTTCAGCATATTTCATTCTAAAATTATTATGTTTATCTTTATCTTCTGTGTGTTTGTAAATACTTTTAATTTTTCCATCAAAGTTTGGCATTGGATGAAATATATCTTGTAGTGGACAAGGATTGTTTACAAAATAAACTGTGTGGCTTTTTATTCCGCTTGAGTTTAAAAGTCTATACGCTACCATAGATGATATAGCACTTCTTATACTGTAATACTTTGCATTAATACGTTCAGCTATTTCTGTTGAGGTAATTCTTTCGTTGCTAACTGCATTAATAATTAACTGCCTTAATTTAGTAACGTTAATATATTCATCATTAACTAAATATAATTTTTGTTCTTTAGAATTTTTATTTTGATAATTCATAGTTTCTACAAAATT